ATTGTTGATCAGATTATTTAAGATACTTTAAATATCGGTTTTCTTTCATGCCGCTGCGCTATAGATGGGGATATCGTTCCATGGGAATTGATATCCTCATCTTGTGCAAACTTACGAACATCGGAGTTACTCTCACACAGACGAAGAGGAAGATTTTTAAAGTGGTGGCTGTGTGGATATGTAATAATTAAGTTATCAGCATTCAGTGCATAAACGGTTTCCCATGTTCCATCAACTAAAACTTCTCCAATTGGAATAGTTCTATTTTGCGCTGCATTGAACCGACCCAATACAACAGTATCCTCCGTTTGTTGAATCTCAACAGGGGCAGTTATGTGTTGAATATATGTCTCCCCTTCAGTATAGGTGCCTCCTCCAAACACTGCATTGTTCTTCACACCAAATGCACTCTCTACAAAAACTTGTCGGTTTGTTCGTAGTGTTATGGTTTTTAAGCTGGAAAGTTCTATAATATTCTCACTGAGAAGATGCACACCGTGTGTAGCGCTTATATTACATTTTTTAAATCCCGCTTTAAAACTTGTACCTCCCAATTCAATTGGTCCTGTAGTTTTTAAATTATATCCTCCTGAGCCTATTGTCAGGCTTCGTTTATTACCAACGACAATATCACTATCCCCACCGGGAAATGTAGCTGAGTTATCTATGTCTTCTACAACTGGAAAATAATCGTGATTTTTAAATGCGCCTAGGTCACTGACAATAACTTCGAATGGGTGACTTCTGCCTTTTGGATCTACTCGAATAGATGGGTAGTCATTGAAGGTAGCTCCAATTGTTTCAAGTTTATTTCTCTTGATAAAATTGATATCATCTCCTCCATTACCCATTTTTTGTTCAATGGGTGATAATGTATCTTGAAGATCAACAATATCGTCTGCTAGTTTATCAGTGGTTGGGTTTGATTCCCATTGTCCATTCTCTGTTGCTGCGCTTTTAGCTGCTCCAAATTCAATAACACCGGGTGCGTTTGAACCAGATGCACCAGCGGCTTTTTCAATGGCTGCTTCTGTGAGTGTTCTTTCAAACGCGGGATTCGTAGATCTATCTGGAACTGGTGTGTAATCCACAACCTGATCTGTGTCAAAATCTCTAATTGGAGTTGTCAAATAACCAGAAAACTTATTATCAACAGTTGTGATTTTGGATTTCAATACTGGGTTATCATCTCGCTCACCAGTTAATGGAGTGGCGTCTCCATTTGGATATCCATCACCTCCTCTGCTTATTTTAAACTGGCTATTCTTTACCGCAATCGGTCTATATGTATCTCGCCATTGATTATATGAATCAAGTTCGGTTTCGTCTATAAAGCCTTTTAAGCTGTATGTGTTTTGACCAACTCTTTCGGTTTTGTCTTTGACTACGAATTCGGAACTGTTATTTCCAACGGTTTCAAACAGATCTCGTACGATATTTGTCTGTTTATTGTTTGTCGCAAGCTCGCTTGTTACAACATTGGTTAGATTGATATTACTGCCACTTCTCTGAGATATATGAACCTTTTCACTGTCTGTGGAGTTGTCTATATCAATAGATCCTCCTCGTTGATTTATAACCGTTCTGTTTTTATATCTCATTGACATAGATACGAATATTTAAGACTCAACTCTCGAAATCAATAGGATATGTTGGGCTTAATTTCTTTTCATTATCAGTGTTATTGATCAGTGTCAGTTCTCTGTAATTTCTGGAAACCCCAAAATAAACAGGGAATTGTGTGTTGCCTTGCCAGAAAAATACCCATACATTTGCGCCAACTTCAGGTATACCAAACAACCCCTTTGCTTTGTTAACATGTTTAGATGGCTTGTATGAGAAGCTGTATGGATTGCAATTCACTGCAAAGTTGACAGTTGGATCTCCAAATCCATCTCCTATAGCGGTTCCTGCGTTTTCAAATAAGAACGCTGGGGAGAATCCCCCGTCATCTAATGTAGGAGGAGCGTCATCAATTACTGACAATCCAGAGATATAATTTGAATCTGATATAGAGGATATTTTTTCATCTCTCACATATCTGCTAGATCCACTCTCACCAATCACAGGATAACAAGGCTCTGCCCAAGGAATCGTTTTACAAATAGCTTCGTATATGTCTGTATCGATCCAATTGTCTCCGATATTGTTGATCCCCGGAACTTTTATTTTAAAGTCCTCATTATCAGCAAACCATTCCTCGAATGGTTGGTTTGTGAGTTCGGGAATGTAAACTTTAATCCTGTTTAAACGAAGAGGATCGTTATTTTTAACAACGATCCCTTTGTAGAATGCCAATTCATCCCTGCGGAACTCTTGACCTGTTGATGAGCCTCTGGCAAACATTAACTATATTTAGATCAGATGTATCCCAATAGGCGCAATCTAAGTGATTCAGGAGTGGTGACTTCTTTAGTAGCCGATAATGCAACTGCTGATAATGGAGTTGCAGCGTATGCAGATTGATAAGTGAACACGGTGTATGTTCTATCAGAGCGCATCAATGCAAACACTGTGTTATTGTATGCTGTATCGATTCTGAATACAGAACCAAACACAGTTAATGTAGTAAGAGTTGAGAGGAGTGGTGTGCGTGCATTAAATGCAAGTCCATCAAAAACTGATGATAGGGAAATCGTGTTGACTCCAGCGGCTGACAATACTGTGTGTGTAGGAGGTGGAGTTCCTACAAGAGCTGCTGATAGTACATTTGAAGTGAAGTTGTAAAGTGCCATGTTAGTATTTAGTCTAATGCTCTGAAAAATTGTATTTTAAAAACGAAGAACCCGGAGGCTCTTCGGCACCTCCGGGTTCGGTTTGATTGTTAGGTTATTCCTAGATCAATTCAACTTACAAGTAAGTTGAAACTGTTCCGGGAGTAAACGCATCACCAAGGTTCTTGACAATGATCAAGTGGTAGTAAAGATTTGCTCCGAAGATATTGTTTACAATACCGTAGCGGGTCATTAGACCAACACGGGGTGCAAAATCGTTCGGACCAATTGTTCTTTGAACCATGATCGGAATGTATGGGCAGTAAATGATACCAGTATCATAGTACTCAGAACCTTTATATCCAAGCAATGCATACTCAACGGATTGAGTATTGGCAGGAGTTCTGCCAGTGTAATTGGTTGAATATAGAGAGTTGTTCTGAACTTCTGTTCTGGTGTCACGATAAACGGTGAAGCGGCTTCCCACTGTACCTACCTTAGAAACTCCAACACCAGCGGTTGAAACGGTTCCAGTGATTTCAAAGGTCTTGAAGTCAGGAAGCATTTCGAGGATGGTGCAAACGCGAGGAGTTGCAATAATGAAATTGGCAGCGCCTCTACGGTTACGAGCGGCCATACGACCTGCCTCGATTAGTAGTTTTTGGTAGAAAGTGATATTACGCTCAGCAGTCCAACGACCATCTGCACTTACAGGACTCCAAATGGAGTAACCTGCACCCGGACCACCATTCATGGCGCTCTGGATCATTCTAATGACAACTTCACGGTCGATTTCGGCTTGGATCTCATACGACATTGCATTCGTAAGTTCACCATCGATATCGATACCTTGCATGTTCTTAAGGTCTTGCTCAAGCTCGACAGACCAGCGGGTAGCGAGTCTACGAGTTCCAGCTTCAACTGCGGTCTTTTCAAACTTCATCTCGATCTGAGGGATTTTACCTGTCAGTTCGTAGTTTTGTAGAAGTTCGGCAACACCACGGTCTTGATCAGCGAATGCCCACTCTGAGTTACCAGAAAGAGCGCCTGCTGTAGTACCTGTGAAACGTGTGTCAAGAAGTTGATAACCAAGTTCGGTAGCGTTTAAGCCTGATGCACCACTAAGCTGTGGGGCAAATGTGGTGGCTCTGGTTCCGATTCCGCCTCCGCTTGCACCACCATCGATACCCTGAGAACTCAGGTTTTCGTTTTGGTAAGCATAACGAAGGGCGAAAGCAAGACCAACTGGTCCACCCATAGGCTGAACACCAACGAGTTCGTTGGAAAGCAACTCTGGGAAAGTGCGTCGGATCATAGGAATGAGGATTTTAGGTAGTCTGCTATCTCCGGTGGCATAACCATCGGAATTAGGAATAGTACCCGGACCACCAGCGCCAGTAGCGCCGAAGATGCCAGAACTATTATTAGACTCCATACACCATTTCTCTTGGTTCTCAAGAAGCATAGCAGTTGTTCTGTAAGTGTGTTCATCGCGGATTTCTGGAACAGCATTGCTGCTGTAATCAAGAACCTTTGACCACTTTCTTACGAGTGCATCTGTTCTGCTTTCATTAACTTGTGAGGTTGGTTTATTCATATGTGACGTATTCTCTGTTTCTAGTTCAGGTCATTAAGACCTCATTGTTCTTGGTGGGAAATTATCTGGTTCCAAAAACCTTGCTGAGTTCACTGAGGTAGATGTCTCCACCGCTTGGCTCATTTGTATTTAGGTTTTCAGTTAGAATTTTTTCAGTTTTTGGAATAAAATCAACATTGGCACTCTTTTTCTTAGCATCTTCTGTGATATTCTTGATTTTTTCCTTTTCTTTCTTATCAAAGAGGCGGGAAACGTAATCAAAGTTTTCCTTGATGAATTCAAATGACTTGTCTTTAAGAGTCTTTCTGATGAAGGATTTCTTATCATCGTCCATTGATGAGATCTTTTCTTCGATCAATGAGTTGACACGAACATTGTTGTAGCTTTCGCTGAGTTGCTTCATCTTGTTCTTAAGCTCTACATTCTCTTCTTGAAGAGAAGTGATCTGAGACTTGCCATCGAGAACTGCTTCTTGAATGGATTCATTCATCATAACAGAACCGACTGAGAGAACATTGCGAAGTTTTCCAAGAACGCTCATAGCAGACTTGTTCTTAACAGCTGTTGCTAGATCTTCAGTTGAAACAGACTCTTCTAGGAACTCATCAAGATATACACTAACAGCGCCAACTAATTGTTGCTTGTATTGAGTTGCATCTTCATTGAGAGTTCTTTCATACTTCTTAACAACCTTTAGTAACTTCTGTGCGCGATCTTGATCAACGGCTTCAACGATCTTTTTCATCTTTGCAGTGTGATCTTTGTCAATTGTCTTGATGAGAGTGTCTAATTTCTTAGCATACAATTCATCTTGAGCAATCAATGCAGATTCTGTTGCAAGATTGACTT